GTGAAGTCGATAGCGGGACCGAAGCCACCCTGCGCCGGGGCCGTCGCTCCGGTCGGGCCGGGGGCCGCCGCGCCGCCAGAACCCGGCACCGCGCCCGGCGCTGCATAGCCGCCGCCGGGATTGGGATTGAAGGTAAGCGCCTGCTGGCCCTGTTGGTTGCCCACGTCGCGCTCGACATGCTCCAGCGGCAGCGGGGCGTAGCCGAGCGAAGTCGCGGTGCCGGTCGGGTTGCCGTTCGGGTCGAGGTTCGGAGCCATGAGGGTGTGACCACCGGCCACGTCCTGCGGCTTATAGACCTCCGCCATCTTCTCTTGATGGGCGATCCGATCCTTCATCGTCTGCGCGAGTCCAATGTAAGCATCGAGCCCTTGGTCGCTGAGATCGACGTGCGAGAGTTCCTGATCCGAAATGCCGAGTTGCCGTAGCTGCGGCACCGCCGCCTGAAACTCGGCCACGCGCTGCTGCGGATCGGTGATTGTGCGCAGCGTATAGGCGACGTTACCGATGACGTTGGCGTGCGCCTGAGCGATGCCGACACGCTGCGTGATGAGCGTGTTGAGGTTGTTCAGATATGGAAAGTCGTTGTGCGCGATGGCGCTCTGCTGAGCACCGGCAAGGTCGCCCGAGGCCACCTGCTGGCCCATCTGCTGCTCATTCTTGAAGTCAGAGATCGCCTTCCCCTGCTGCATACCAGTGAGGAAGTTTCCGACGTAATCGGTGTGCTGCGGGAGGAGACCGAGGGCCGCGTTGAAATCAGCCATCGGTTAGAGCCCGTAGGGGCCGGTTTTGCCCGTCGCCCAATTGGAGTTGGGATCGTAGCCGCCCTTGTTCCCGCTGCCGTAGCTGGACGAGTAAGCCGTGCCCGCAAGCTGGCCGAGATTGCCGAGCGTGTTGGCGAGGTTCTGGCCGTTCACGAGGGTGAGGTTGGCCTGATTGTTCGCACCAGTCTGGATCGTGTTGCTCGCGTTGTTGGCGTAGTTCATGCCAACGCCCGCAATCGCCGACTTGGCCGCCGTCCCGCGCTGCGCCTGATCGAGGACTTGGTTGAAGTAGTTGTTGTAGTTCTGCGTCGCGAGATCGCTGGCGCGCTGTGCGAGCGCCTTATAGGTCGCGCCGCTGTGCCCCATGCCAGCCGCATAGGCATTGGCGTTGACGCCCTTAAGGGCTTGATCGACGGAGAACGAATAGCCCGGCGTCGCTTCCAGAATGGAGGTCGGATCGTAGGGCTTGCCCGTGGTGGGATCGTTGACCGTCCCGAGAAGCTGATCGAGGCGCGACGAGGCGAGATCGCCCGACGCGATATCGGGCGCGAAATTCGCGGTGTTCTTATCGTAGATCGACTTTTGGAGGGTAAGCTGATCTTGCGTCGATTGCGCCTGCGTCTTGGCGGCGGACTTGGTGGCGCTGCTGGAAATGGCGGCACCACCGATTGCGGCAACAGCGCCGATACCGGCTGCGATAATGGGGACTGGCATCGACTATTTAGCCGAATGCGCCTCCCACTCGGCCCGAGAGCATGTGAAAACCTCAACCTCCCCGAAGACCGGATCGACCCTTGCACCCCGGCTCGTTCCGCCGAGCTTCCGGTTGAAAAGCAGCGCCGCTCGATTGCTCGATTTGGATTTGCCCCAAATGAGTTCCGCGTCGTGGTCGTCGAACATGTGCTGGATCATTCGGAGGAGCGAGGGGAGGACGCTCTTCCCGCTGCCGGGTAGGCAATAGAAGTGCATCTCCCATGTTGCTTCGCCGTCGCGCTCGAAGCACGTCGCGGCGTCGCCATCGAGGAGCAGCACATACCGCTCGGGATCGTCGAGACAGGGGGCGAAGTCGATGGACTCCCCGGAACCAATGGGTGCGATCAAAGGATAGACGCTCGGATGGTTCGCGATCTCGTTATGGCGGGCCGCGTCGGCGGCCCTCATCATGGGATAAGTTCTCGCGGCACATAGGGACCGGTGCCAGCCGGGCGCGGGCCGCCGCCAAAGGTAGGTGCGGGAACGGCAGTCGTCGGCGTCAGAACATTGCCGCAAAGGTGGCGGTCGGGATGCGCGGCAGTTGCCTGACCGGCGTCGATATAAGTGGTGGGAACGTCCTCGACCGGACCCAACGCCTGATAGGTGACGGTGCCGCCCAACCGCGACGATTGGTCATAGACAACATAGTAGGTCTTCCCCTGCTGAAGGAGATCGATGCTACCGCCGGTGACACTCACGGAGGTGCCATCCGCGTAGCGCCGGGTGTGGTTCGCCACGGTGATCGTGGCTTTCGTCGCGTCGGCGGTCGACACATCCGCAGTGAGGATCGCGCCCGGATCGGTGAAGCTAGCGGCGAGGGCATTGGTCTTCGCGACGGCGTTTGCCGTGGTCAACGCGATGCCCGCATTCGTCAGGGCTGTCTCGATGAGGTCGATTTGATCCGATTGCGCGTTGTCGATGTTCTCGGTCTTGGAGTTGGTGTCGTTGAGCCATCGAACGAAGGCAGCAGTAGGCTTCCCGTCAGGCGTGCAGATGGGTTGATCGATCCGCCATTTCGCGATGTTGATCCGGGGCAGCGTCATCCGCGCCACGCCTCGTTGAGAAGCGCCCCCGAGATACGAATCCGAACATCATCGATGCACGACACTTCGAAAGTCCGGACCGGCTGATGAGCGGCCCCGAGACGGAACAATGATGGATTATCGACGGGCGCTCGCGCGGCCATCGTCTGATACGTGGTCGGCGGCGTCTGCCGACCATCCCACCATCGCGCGCGGATGGTGCAATCCGCGCTCGAACCGACGAGCACGGTGAGGCTGTTGTTGCGGAATGGCTTCCCATTGCCGGGGATGGAGCCGGTGACGATCCGCTCCATGGTAAGCCCGTCGTCATTGCCCCGGTCGCCGTCGAGCTTCCAAATTTTGCCAGTGGTGGCGTCGCCGCAAAGCACGGTCTCCTCGCTGAGGGAGACACCCATGTGCGGTGCCCAGACGGTCGCGCCGAAGCTGGCGAACTCGCTCCAGACCTGTGTCTGAGCGTCATACGCGTAGGTGCCGACGCCGGGGATGCGGAGGATATAGAAGAGGTGCCCTTCCCAAGCGAACGACCACGCGGAGGGATCGTCGGTCCGATTGCGGAGCCGCTCTTCAATGGCGGGCGTCGAGATGCGCTCGGGGACCGACGCGATCCGGTAGACCTTGGCATCATCGCCGACGAAGAAAAGGGTATTGTCGAGGTTCTGGATCGTGTCCGCCCCGAGGCAACCGCGATCAAAGAGGCGGCCCGAAGCGCGCTGGAAAGGGAGATCGAGATTGCCAGTGGTCTGCCAGATTTCGATGCTGGAGACGCCGAAGAAGAACAACTCGTCATTGAGACGCTTGACGCCTACCAGCCCGTCCGGCGAGGATTCCGCATCTGCGAAATCAAGCGGATCGACGGTGCTCGCGCCGGGCACCAGCCAGTAGAAGGTGCCGTTCGAGAGCGGCAGAATGAGATAGGAGTTGATGTCCTCGATGCCGATGATTTGGACATCATCAGGCATCGCAATCGTGGTGAGCGCAGCGCCGTCGTAGAAGTAGAATGTGCCCGCGCTGGCGATACCCACGCCGAACGCATTCGCCGCCATCGCGACGGTCGCCGCGTCATTGTCGATGGAGCCAATGAGCGTGTTGGTGACGCCATCGGTCTCGTAGAGGCTCCCGCCCGCCGCCACGAGTGGGAGACCATCGCCAACGCCGTCCTTGCGGAACATGCCGCGAATGACGGCGGACAACGTGACGTAGGGGGCGAGGCCGGGACGCTGGAGACGCAAGAACTTGTCCGGAGACGCGCCGCTCTGATCCTCTTCGATGTAGAGGTTGACGAGCCTGACCTCGGGCTCGAAGCCTGACGGGCGCGAGTAGCTCTGCAAGCCCAGAGGGATCGCAGGCACTAGAAGTAGGAGACGCGTGTGACGCGCTCCGTGCTGTTAGAGAAGCGGGTAACAAGGGCGGTTTGGAAGGCGAGGGCGGCGCGGATCGTCGCGGGTTGCGCGGTGAGGCCCCACTCATCGCTGATCTCGAACGCGAGGCAGGCGGCAAGGCCGCCCGGATCGCGAAACGACAGGGGCGCAGTCTTCGTGGTGTCGAGGGAATCGATGGCGACCCAAGCCTTGATTGAGCCGTCGTAAATCCAATCCTGTGTCTGCGGAGATGTGTCGGTCGCGCTGGTCGCATCGGTGATCGTGATGACTGCGCCGTCGAGCGGGAACCGCATCGTTGAGAATGGTCCAGTCGTCGCTTCGACGGTGACCGGGAAATCCTCAGCGAGGCCGTAGTCGCAGTTCAGCGACAGGGGGAAACTTGGCACCTGCTCGGGGAAGGTAATGCTGGTCACCGAGGGTGAGTTGACGAAAATGCGCTCGTTCTCGCCCGCCGTGTAAGGGCCGGAGGGGGTGACATCGCGGAGGCGACCGAACGCGCCTTGATTGATCCAGCGCCGATAGAGGGCTTTGAGGCCGTCGAGGGCGGCGGCGGTTTCGTCGGCGGTCGGGGTCTGGCCGGTGCCGAGCGCGCCTAGCTTTCGCAGCGCGCGGTTGATGATTTCATTGCAGGTAGCCACCCCATATTTATTCGGAGGGGCTCCACGGGCGGATGGTTAACCCTCTTTCCGCCTTCTTGGGCCTTCTATCGCAACTAGGACGCGGCTCGTCGCAATCAAGCCAGATTACGCCAGCGCCAAGGCAATTCCGAAGGGGTGTCGATTGAATACCCCTTTCCGCAGGGATCGCGAGGTAACAATGGCGCGCGCAATCGATTGGCAAGAAAGCCGAAATGGCCTATACGGAATTGACCCTACCGCGAAAGCGGCGGGAGTCACGGTGTTCGCGGCGGCCATCACGCGATCCCACGTAACTCATTTGGCGAGCCGGTCTCTCAAAGCCCGGCCCAACGGAGAAACGAGGTGATCGGCATGGCGCAGATCATTCATTTTGTAGGTGCTGTTGCGCCGCTCGCGCCGTGGGCGACGGTCGCCGTCTGCGTGACCATGATCGCCAGAAAGCTGATCGAGAAAGGGCCCGATCTTCTGCGCGGCTGGGCCGATGTGATCCGCGCGAGAAATGGGCGATAAGAGAAAGGCTCCGAAGCTTTCGCTCCGGAGCCTTCCAATCGCTACCCGGTCGGGCGACTATTAGGAGTCGCCGACCGCCGAGTGATAAAGGGTGACGCAGCCATACTGCACACCGTTGAAGCTGACCTTCTTCTGGCCACGGATTTCGCTGATGCCAGCGCCGAGACGGTGACCGTAGTCGAACTCCTGCTTGCGCGGATTCGGACGCTTGGACCAACCCACGGCAAGAGCTGACTGACCGCACAGGAGCGCGGTGCCAACGTCGATGCCTGAAGCGCCAGCGCCAGCGATAACCGGCATTTCCGGGACTTCGCGAACGATGATACCGTTCACGAGCAGATCGCCGTCTTGGAACAGCGGATTCTTGTCCATGCCCGAGCCCTCACGAGCCCTTGCATACTGGTTCATGTTGATGACGGTCGTGTCGAGTGACAGGTCACGGAAACCCTCAGAACCAACGAGGAGGACAAAATACTCCCTCCCTGATGTCATATCGCTGACATATGGAGCGACATGGCTGTGGCCACTCAGCGACCCCGCCTTCTTCGCCATCGTCTTGGCAACACGCAGCGTGGCAGCGGAGAGCTTGCCCGTGCTGTTGTTGACGTTGAGCAGCGACGCGGAGTGGTCGTTCGTCGCGCCGCCAGCCGGGGCCGACTGCGAGACGTTGGACTTGGCACCGCCGAAGAGGATGCGGTCGATGTTGTTGTCTAGGAACGCATCCTTCTGAGCCTCAGTCGCGGAGGCGTAGAGGACCGAAATGTCCTCGGCACCGTTGCCAGCACCGTTCTTGACGATGATCGACTGAAGCTGCGCGATCAGGTCGTCGCGAAGCTTCTCCGCCGCCCAATTCTTGAGCGTCGCGCGGGCCGCGTTGAACAGGTCAATCTCAGTCTTGAACGACTGATCCTCGGTGACCATCACCGCGTTGCGGTTCACAGCGGTGCGGATGCAGTCGCTGTAGTTCCCCATCGTGTCTTCGGAGCCGTAGAGGACGGTTCCTCCGGTGACGCCCGCGCCGCGAAGGCGGGTGATGAGCGGGAAATGGATCGCCGCACCAGCGGTGTTGGAAAGCTCCTCGCGAACGCGAATAATCGCGGTCTCATCGGAGCCCATGAACTTGAGCAGGGCGTTCTGACGAACGTATTCTAGATAGAACTTTTTGGCCCACTCTTCCTTCGCGGAAGCAGTGGACAGGGCAAAATCGGCCACTTGGGATTACCTCAAATTGAGGATGTCGCCGATGCTGAAGTCGCTGTTGGTCTGAGTGTTGGCTTTCGTTGACGAAGTGGCGTTCACGAGGGACTTGGGCGGCTGTGGCTGTGTCTTGGCGACATCGGGTTTGGTTGCCTCGCCCACGACCGCTTCGGTCGTCGGTGCGAGGTTAAG